GATCCATCAAGAGATGAACCGGTGTTACTAAACGAGGGTTCAGTTATCTGAAACTTATATCTCGAAAAGTTTGTGCACTGCACATTAATAATAGGTTGTAAACCTTGATTAGTAAGAGCAGAAGCAGCAGCACCCGTATTGGGTGTTTGGTACATAAGTGCATTAGCCTTATTAACTGTATTACACGAGACCACCGTAGAAGTGACTCGGGCACTAACCTGTCCAGTATTATCTTTATATACTCGCAATCTACTAATATCTTGTGAGCACTGCGTATTAAAGGTCCAATTGATTGAACCACGATACGCAAGATACGCTGGTGTGAGATAGGTAAGCAGAGTAGGGGCAGTAAAATTATACCCATACGAACCTGCACCCGCCGTGTTGTTAGCATTAACAGTACTTGAGGCCATATAACCCATGTACCGAGGGAACTTATAAAAGAACTTATTAAAAGTTGCATAATCTGTAGATGGAGTTCCCGTCGCCGCTGGGGGCGAAATCCATTCCACAGAGTTGAGCTCAAAACGGTGCAATAGTTGGCGAAATGAACGGATGTTCTCACCATAATGCACAAGATATTGTCGATCTGCAGTCCCATGAGTGGGACCAAGTTCTACAACCGTTTCAGCCCCTTCGACTACCTGTTCCGCACTTTGAGGAACTAGTCGGGAGAACCTGCACAATTCATCTATAGTAGTTGGATTAGCAAATTCAATATCGTTGCCAGCTCGCACATACGTGTTGATACGCACTGTGGAGGAAGCAACAGGAGCCGTCAAAGGAGTGAGGACACGAAGAATAATGTACCCATTATCATAATCAGGATTATAAGCAAAATTTGCAGGAATTAGAGCTGTGTTATTGGCATACTTGATGTTAGCCACACTATAATCTGTTCTATTGGTAAGAAATTGCAAAGCTTGTTGGTATGGTACGTGAAATTCTACATTAGTAGTTTCACCTATATCAACAATAGCAGTATGTGCAATATTTGATGTTACCGCAGTATTCCCAATGTTAGCAGTTGAATACCCTGATGGGTCAAAAACAATTCGTAATTTACCCTTATGATATTTGGATGCAATAATTTCGAATCTAAAAATAATAGATCCTCGCCAATCTTTGAACGCCTTAGCAACAAAAGCCATCGGAGTCATATAGACTGCAGGGCTACCTGTTGGTGATTCATTATCATATAATGTTGGATTCACTAATCCATAGAATAAAGTATCATCAACCAAATTTGAGGTAGACCATGTGCATGTCGTCAAGTAAGACTCGCGAGTGGCTATATATTGCAGTGACATCTCATCAATCCCAGAATTGAGACCCACAATGCGGGGATCAACACTCAATTCATTCTTAGGATCAAGGGACATGCGTTCGATTGGGAAACCTATCTCCGATGATGCCAATTTTGGAGCACCTTCAGGACGATATGGTCTCGTATCTTCTATGACAGGGACATTTGTAAATCCAAACATAGATGCTATGGCACTAATAGCCCCAGCTCCAATACGAGTCGCAGTGGCAAAGGGTCCGATCACGGGTACATCTTCCAAATAAGTGGCTGCATTAGCCACCCAAGAAGCAACACCGGATACGGGTCCTTCACCAAACTCATCGTCTTCACCAGATTGCATGGACAAACCGACAGAAGCTCCAGAGAGTTCTACATTTTCAACCCATGCATAGACTGTAATGCCAATACCTGTTCCAGTCGTACCATTCGCGCTATCCAGCTGAGCGTAAATTAGAGTCTTCAATTGACCTAAATTACTCATAGTGGAGGCACTCTGGATATTAATCCAATTAGCAGGATAGAGGAAAGGACATACCATTTCAAAGGAGTCCCCCTCACCCACAGTCATATCGATGTGTGGGCGCTGTGAATAAGGGATTAAGTATCGAGTGCCTGGATCAATTGAAATTGTATCGGATTTCGCATTAGGTAATGGCCGATAGATCTGTTTCAACTGACCATAGTAAAAAGGAGAAGCTGTCATCTGAAATTTCAAATGCAAATCCCCTCTAAACCACGAATAGTTATTGAGTTTATTCTTTACTGCTGTATTGTTGGCCCACAGAGACCAAGGATCAATAGTACGCAGTATTGTACCGAACGTTTGCGATTCTAACCAGGTGTAAGAATCTATTCGAACGGGACGGGCGAAGAAGTCTTGAATTTCAGTATCAGAAGTTTTATCTGAAGTAGAGAATGCATGATTACCAGCAATCTCACCAACACACGGTGCGTCATCAGCATTAATGAATGTGACAACTTCTTCTTTACTTTGAGCATAGACTGTTTTTGCCTTTGAAACAGTCTTCTTTATGACTTTCTTCTTCTTTACGGTTACTGATGAGCACACATTAGGATCTCCTACCATCGGAATATCCTTTAGAGTATCTTTTTGAATAGGTGAAATCTTGTGAACTTTCTTCTTACGAGGCTTACGAGAAGCAGAAGAGATAGGAGTTACCTTTGAAGAAACAATCCCTTCCAGAAGTTCAATGAATTTCTCCTTTTCTT